AGATGCATCAGAATCTAAACCAACATTCTTTACTTCTTGCTTTTTATCTTCCTGAACAGTTTCAAAGTACTTTTTCTTTGTGAGAGAAAGTTTCTCTTTGTAGTCTTCTTCAGAAATGAATTCAATGTTTTCAGCAAGAGATTTGAGTTTCTCAACTTGCACTTCAGTTAGTCCTTCAGTAACTTCGGCAACGATCACTTCTTTCTTGTAGCCGTTCAACTGGTCAACTAATTCAGCATTCTCTTGAATTTTCTTGTCAAGGTCTTGCTCTGCTTTTACAAGTTTTTCACCCATATCAGAAACTAGATCAACTTTGTCTTCAGGAATGTCGATATAGTTCTCCACAAAAAGATTCTTAATTCCTACCATGAAATCTTCGGCAATTTCTGCTTTGAGATTGTTTTGAATAGCAACTTCGTTTTCTTTCTGCCACTCAGAAACAACATAGTCAAGATATTCATCAACTTTGTCTACTAGACCGGCGGCAAATTCAGATTGTGCTTCTTCCAATTTTTGTGCGTATTGCTCTTCAAGTGTAGAAACTTCTTCTTCTACTCTTACGGCAACTGCGGCTTCAAAAATTGCTTGTGCATTCTTTTTGAAATCTTCAGAGAGGTCTTCGCCAGAGAAAATAGCGTCAATGTCTTCTTTCATTTTCTTTTTATAATTCTCTTTCTTGTCCTCATCTTCTTCATCTTCGTCTTCGTCTTCATCGTCTTTGCTATCTTTCATCTTACCTTTTTTCTTTTCGATAGCGGCTTTGAGAGCAGGTGGAAGTTCACCTTCTTCTAAATTCTCATCTTCTAGGTCAACTTCTTGATCCTTAATTTCTTCTGCCATGATGCGTTCTCCTTTTGATTAATAAGGTTTTGCTTGATATATTTATATAACTATTTATAGTTTATTGATAAAATTCTCAAAAATTTGTAACTTTGTTTTTTCTAGGTCTTTTCGATTTACTTTTTTGATTTGCTTTTTAGATTCTTCGATTTGTCTTTCAGTCCAACGACCAGCAACATAGACCCACTCTCTGTTCTCCATGATGCCATGTACAAAAGCATCAGGTGCAGAAGGATCGGCAACGATATCAGCCGCAGTTGCAAGATAGAAATCGTCTTGAACAACCTTAGTGCCGTCTTTGCCCTCTCTCAAAGAACCAAGACCTCTAGTTGAAACACCAACGCAAGCACCTTCATTAATCAAATTCTTGACAATGTTTCCGTATGGAGTGTCCATGATCTTTGCTTTACCAATGAAATTACTTCCATCTTGGCGCAATTCTTTGATCATGTGAGAAACTCTCTCAAGATTGATCGTAGGACCTTCTGGATGTCCTAACTCTCCATATGCACGATTCTTATTGACATAATCGTTTACATATCTGGTGACTTCTCTTTCCATTACAGGAAGAGGATACATTCTGCCGTTGCGATTCTTTTGCTCTGCTTGCATGAAGATACCTTCGATGAACATATTCTTCTTGCCACCTTCTTCGGTCTCTTCGGTGATGAATTTAACTTCTTCGTTAATCTCTGTGATTAGTTTCATTGATCTAATCCTCTTATGACTTGTATGCTACAGGAGTGCAGTTAGCGGCTGTGCTACATGCAATTGTATCGGATGTTGCTTTTTCAATAATCTCAACATAGTTTGCTGGAATTGAAATAGTACCTTTTGTAGCACCTTCTGAATCCGCAACCGTAACTGTAGTGATTGCGGTTGTGTGAATTCGAACCAAGTTAGAATTGGCTACTGTGTTTGCTGAGGTGACTGAAATTAAAGTTCCAAGTGGCTTGATAATCATTTTATTCCTCTGCTACTGATTGTGCAAACTCAATTACTCTATCGTAGTCTTCTTCTAGTTTCTGTAAAAGAAAATCTCTGTTGCTTTCGCTAAGATCATCATACAATGCAGTCAAAAGAATTTCATGTTCTTCATTCTTTGCTTTTGCTTTGATTGTTTTGTATGCTTTCTCGGCTGCCGCTGGACGATCACGAACCATTGCTGATGCTACTGCAAAAGGTCCGCCTTTTGATTCATCGCCAACACCCTTCTTTTCGAATTCTTTGCCGATAGTGTGAGCCATTTTGGTTTGTTGTTTGCTGAAATCTGCTTCGCTAACTGGCTCTTTGTCTGCCTTTCTTTTTCCGCCACGGTCTTTAGTCATGACCTTAGCAGAGTTTGATGCTTGATCTTCTGGATCAGAAACATCTACTTTGTGGGCATCAAAAAAGTCTTTCTCGCCCTTTGCTTTGGGCTTTGCGACTTCTTCTAATCTATCAGCAAGAAAACTTTTAAAGGTCTTCATCTACATTTTCCTCTTCTGATTTGAAATCTATACCATCCTCTTCGCTGGATTCGACTTCATTTTTATTGTTGAAAACTGAATTTGAAATCTCTATCTTTTTAAGCAATAGCGCATCATCGACCTTTCTCGCAAGTTCTCCATAAATGGAATCCTTGAAATCTGTAGGCATCGTATCAATTGCGGCTTGAATTGCTGACTGAATGTTTTCCATAATTTATCTCCTTTGATTCTATTTATAAATTTCCGTTATTTCATGTACCTAGTCTATTTTTTTAGTCATTGAATCTATCAAAAATTCAGTATCAATGTTTGTTTTTTTGTTTTCTGTTTGAGGTTCTTTCTTAATCACAACAGGAACTGGTTGTGGATTCTCAACTTTTTGTTGAATTGGCGTCGGAGGAGATTGTCTTTCTGGCATATCTTGATCGCCATCATCGTTGACACCTGCTTCTTCCTCCTCTGCCATTTCTTTATCCATTTCTTCAATATCATCTTCAGTTTGCTGAAGAACCTTTTTACGAATCCAAGCAACTGAGAAATACTTACCAGCATAGTTATCAACATCTGAAAGAAGCATTAAACGCTCTTTCATAATCTCAGCATCTTTCAATTCTGCAAAGTGTGCATCGGTAATAAAGTCATAGTAAATTTCTTCTCTGATTTGTTCCCACTCTGCACGATTGCAAATGCCTTTGAGTATTAATTGTGTTTCAAGTAATTTGTCGAACATGTGTGAAAAACGAGAACGAAGTCTTGCAATAAATTTTGAAAACTTAACTTCGTCACGGGTGATCTCTGATGCACGACCTAATGAGAAACCTGTATCTGATTCTAAGCGAGAAACGGGAACATTAAGTGATTTGTAGAGTTTCTTTTGGAAGTACAATACATCTTCAATTTCACCAAGATTTTGTCCTGGTGGTAGTGTAGTGATTTCTGTTCCACGACCGCCTTCTCTTCTTGGTAGCCAGAAGTCTTCAAGCATTGTCTGAAATCTTCTATCGTCACGAATCTCACCAGTCTGTGCATCGTATACAAGTTTGTTCTTATACTTCTGCATAATATCACGGAGATATTGTTCCGCTTTCATCTTTGGTAAGTTACCAACATCAATGTAGAACACTCTTCTTTCTGGTGCTCTAGAGATACGATAGATAACTGTTGCATCTTCAAGCATACGCAATTGATTCAACGGTCGAATTGCTTTGTGAAGATATGAGATGATGACTTTACCATCTTTGTCTGTCATGCCTGAGTGTGCATAGCAGATAGAATCTGGTGCAATCTTTAGACCTTGATTAGTGTCACGCATGAAACCTTTATCTGAATACACATAGTATTCAATTGGTTTGACATGCATTTCTCCACCAAGCGGTTGTTTAGTTTTTGGTACTTCACGCACCTTGCGAATCTTGCGTGGATCAATGTAGCGAAGTTCTTGTAAACCTGCTCTTGGTTTCTTCTCATCAATCATCATATGATAGAACAATCTACCATCAACATACCATCTACGAAAGATATCGTAGCCTTGATTATTGAAGTCTAGAAGTTTAAGTATGTGTTCAAATTCATCACGAATTTTTTTCTTGATGGATTCTGGTTGTTGAAGTTTGTCAAGAACAATCTGTACGGGATACTCATCTGGTTGATAGACAATTGCTTCATTCACAATGTCATCAATAGCGGCATCGCATTCTGGTTGCAATGCCATCTCTCTATACTTCTTTACTAACTCAGCATCGTTTCGTACTTGTCCCTCAAGATCAACATATGTACCATAAACTCCACCACCAACAATGCTTGCCGCATTATCGTCATCACTAGGAGGAACGAAGGACTTTAATTCTTCCTTCTCATCTTCCTTACCAATTTTAAATCCGAAAAGTTTTATTGCCATATTTTTCTCTCTTCATAAGAAAAGGGGGCGTAATAGCCCCCCATT